GCTGAACCACTCATGAAGCGTTAGCTCTGGCGATTTGCTGAGTAGGTGCAGCTTTCGGCCGTCACCTAGCATTACTGCACAAACATGACAATCAAATATGAGTTGCTGCATAGTTGCTCCTTAATAGATCCTCAATTGGATTTAAGTTGTCTTGACCAATCCACCAGCTGTCTTGCTGGCTATTCTTGAAATGCTTTTGCATGGCCATTTTGATTGGTAGCCAACCAGCAATGTGATAATCAGGCGATCTGCCTACCACTAACACTGCCACATCATCTACTCGATCATTGGGATAAATGATTAGAGATCCGTTGATATAGCTTGTCCACTTGACTTCTAGGCCTTTGCCTACGTCGGCATTGCGTTTGCCATTAGATACGTTTATGTCAAAGTCAAGGCCAAAGTACCTCGCTACGACCATTTCAGCGCCCAGAGATTCTGCATACTCTGTAACGCGTTCATGATTATTTAGCTTTGTGTTGTATCGCTGGACTGTGCTCAAATCGTCAAGAGAAAACACGACTTGCGCAGCTCTGTTATGTATAGCCCATTCGTCCGCAGCTGTAATCCTCATGCGGATCATAGGTTTAGCCTGTTTTCGCATGGATTGCAGATCCATTGGACTAGGCCGTCATCTCTTAGGTACTCATTGCAGAGCACGTCATCATCACATAGATCGCAATTGGTATAGCCCCATGATCCTGCTTGCAGATTATAGATATGGCTCATTTTTGGCACTCTAAACAAATCCACAAAATGCCGCCCTCTTCACGTCCGCCTAATTTGGCCGCAAAGTGTTGGCCTCGATCGCACCATTCAATTGCCGGTGGATTGACTACGTCTCGTAGCTCTGTGCCGTCTCTTTCAATACGCAGGCGCTCGCCTGTCTGTAGATGAATCATCTCAAAGTCGCCCATGACTAAACCTGAGGCTTCCACTGGCCGTCAGAGGCAAGGACAAACCACCTTGGCGGACATTGCTTAGGCTTGCTTTTTTCGACGCACATATAACCGCCCCAAGCCTTGCCGCCCTTATCGCCTGTACGCCAGACCATGTGACCATGTGCGCAGATTGGCGCAGCTGAGGCCTGCACTTCTCCCAGTGTGGCTTTGATTTCTGCTACAGCTGTTTTTGCAGTTGTGAAGCCCTCTTCCCAGATTGGCTTTGCCCAAGGATCGTCCTCAACAAATGCTTTTGGCATGTGCTCGACTTGCTCCATTGACTCAAGGCTAGGCTTAGTTTCTGTGCCTAAAACCACACTACAACAACGCCCAATCGCAGAGCTGACTGTGTCCTCGACGTACCAGCGTTTCATCTGGACGTTGTAAGCCCCAACCATGCCATGTGCGTAATCAATGGCGGCAGGCTTCTCATCTTCATAACGCCGATAAATACGGCACTCAATAAGAATGAAGCCCTTTTCGGCATTCCAGTCAATTATTGAAGTCTCGATCCGGTTTGTCGGATAAGTTGCGTGAAGCCTGATTACCTTCTGGTTGACCGTCTCATAATTGTCCAAGAAACTCATGATCGGTTTGCCCACTTGCTAGCTGAAATCTTGCCTCGTACAAAGCCCACGCGGTTGCCCTCTTTAAGGCCAATTGTGTAGCCGACTGTAAAGCCAAGTAAAACGCCAATCATGATCCACATAAATACTTCTGCCATGCTGTACATATTTGCTCCCGTTCAGAGAGCTACTGTGCTTCGCTCCCTGCCATAACTGTGAAGCAAAGCTGTGACAAGGTCAAGGATTAGGCGTAATTTTGGGCGTGTCGGTATGTGTTTTGTCCTTAAGTCCGTTGGACGCAAGTACGCCGCCCAGTGATCCAGTTAAGAAAATGGCCAAGGTTTTAAGTAAGTCTATGAAAGCTGCGTCATTGGGCGCTTGAGCCGCAACTGGTTGGGTCACAAATATCAGGGCGTAAGTGATTCCAAGAGTCACAATTAAGAAAACGATTGAAAGAGTCATGCCAATAAACAAAATAAGCCTTGCCTTGATTTCTTCTGGTGTAAGCCGTTTTTGATACCTAGGGCGATTTTGGTTGTGGTCTAACAATGTCTCCAAGTAAGTCCTCTGTGCAGATACCTTGCGCTTCGCACCTTGGCCGTTGGCATTCATCATTTTCCCAATTCTCAAATTCTTGGCATGGATAACGCGTATAACCTTGATAACTACAAGCCGACAACGCTACGGAAAGGCCAACCGCGAGCGCCGCCGCTTGCAGTTTTCTGATCACTTGCGACCATAAACCTGATCATTAGGATTTAACCAGCGCATAAGTACCGGCACGACTGCCGCAACACCAGCGGACAAAATTGCCTGTGGATCTGTCACACCGGCCATATAGACTGCTAAACCGGCCGCAATAAATGACCGCGCATAACTGGCAAGCATTGGCTTTAATTCTTTCATTGTTTCTTCTCCTTTTTGACTGCCTTGGGCAGCTCTACAATAGGAAATTCTCCACTGTGCTCGACAAACTTTGGTCTAGCAAAACCAACTATTTCTTTGCCTAAAAATCTCTCTTTAATCATGACCATTCCGCCGTTGCGCTGGTCGCCATTGCCTGACGTATTGCCCTCAATACATAGAACGCTCTTTAGTCCAACTTTGACCACAATGCCAATATGGCTTATCCGATCGACGCCGTCATGCGGAAAGTCCATGAAGCAAAGGTCGCCCAGCTTTGGCACTTCTTTCCAGCGTCCAAGATCCTTCATCTTTTGAGCACCTAAAGCTGTGCTGACCATGCTTGGAATTTTGACGCCGGCTTCATGTGCACACCAATTGACAAAAGAGCCGCACCAAGGCAAACCGTCGGCCTTTGTGAACTTCCCGTATTTGGTTAGATTCTCGCCTTTTTCGACTGTGCCAATTTCTTCAACCGCAACTGCAATTATGGCTGCGGCTGTACCTTGCGGATACGTCATGACAATAAAAGCAACGCTTCGTCGGCGGTTATGCCAAGACGCGCAAGCAATGCAGCCTTTAAAGCGGCCTTTGTTGCTTCGTCTGCAAGACGAGCAATATTAGCTTCTTGTTCAAGTTTATATTCAGCAAATTCAGCCGAGTTCATTTCGCGCTCAAGCTCTTGGCCTGTTTCAGCATTGTGAATTTTTATCATTGGCTTAGTCATTATTTAACTCCATATAGAACGTAATTTCCTGCACTGAAAGTTCCTGATAAAGGTTTTAACGTCAAAGAACTTATTGCCGCTGCGCTGTTAAACATACCAACAGACCAAGAACCTGCCTTAGTTCCGCTATAAAGTCCTGCGCCGTTAGCAATAAATCCGTGAATTTTGCTGGCTGCATAATCTTCAATTTGGATAATCATTGTGCTGCTATTTGACGAGGTTTCGCATAAAGGAACTGACATAATAAATGATGAAGCGGTATTTGACGAGGAAATAGTTGTAGTGCCCGATTGAATTTGAGTGTAAGTGTAATTTGAGCCAGTGTCGCCGTTTGCTTGTAAGGTTAAATTATCTTGGACACTGCCTTGATAACTTGTTACTACTAAAACAAGTTTTCTGTAAGCGCTTGAAATTGAACTAATTGTCGTGCTTGCCCCACTTAGTGATCCAGTTGCCAAAGATGTATAAGAGTCAGCAGCAACTGTTGCCCATTTCATGCCTGTAGCAGCTGTCGAGTCAGCCGTTAACACTTGATTATTTGTACCTATTGCTAAGCGGCTGACCGTATCGGCAGCAGTAGCGGCAATTAAATCACCTTTAGCGTCAACAATACTTTTTGCTATTGCAGCATTGGCATTGGTCAGCATTTGCGTATCTACAGCTTGACCAAAGACGTCAAAATCCGCCGGTAAGTCTGTGACCAAATCTGTCGAGCTTGGCATAACAAAGCCGTAGTTGGTAGTTGGATTAGCCATTTATTGTCCTTTCAATCATGCAACGATTGTCGCATATTCCCATTCCAAAGTTGGCGACACGCTCGCCCACGTTTCTGCGATTGGCACGTCGCCCCATTGCATTGCTTGCAGCGAATAAGCCAAAGGCGACATGATTAAAGTGACCGCTAATTCGTTGTAACTAGCTCTAAACGTAAATCCTTCAACAAAACCTTGAAACCTTCCGCTGGCCATATTGGTTGGCAGATTGTTAATTGCCACTGGTTGACCCATAAAGACGCCCAAAAGGCTATTTCGATCGCCGTCGTCAAGCTCTGGATTTGTCAACGCGTAAGTTATCTGGTCAAAAATAGGAATTGGAATGGCTCGCAAGGCAAGGTAAAAGGCTGCCTGATCCTCTGCGTCAGCGTGATGTTTAATCGTTGTAGTAATTATCTGTGAAAGGTTGCCATAAGTTGCGATCGAGTCTGGATCTGTGTCGTTGACTTCGCTGCCGCTGCTTACTCCATATTTTATCGTTATGTCATTGCGAACGTCACCAGCTCTGGTCTTGATTGTTATGCCTCGACCTAGCGCATGATTGGCTGTTAGATCGGTGTAACCGTTGGCTGCAAGGTAAGTCGTACGGTGCGTTGAGTCTGCGTAGCCAATAAGGCCATTTGCGTCTTCGTAAATATAGCCAAGTCCAGAGGTTGCCAAAGCTGCAACAAGATCATAAATTACAATTCTAGATGATGAGCGCTGTGCGAGCTCGTAATTGCCCGGTGTATCTATCTCGCCAAGCCCTACGTTGCCAGCTGTAGCCCAAGTCGTCGTAGGATCATAAGCTGCCCATGTTTCGGCGGCTGGTACTTCGTTCCATTGAGCCAATAGCAATTCTGACAAAATCGTCAAGATTTGGTCGCCGTCAAAATCCTGAGTCAATACGCCGTCTGTAAGCGCCTTTTGCAACCTTGCCAGAGCGCCCAAGGCAGTAATTGTCACCTCTTGCGTGTAGGCCGTTGAGCCAACCTCTGAGACGCTTACAGCTATATCTACAATGGAGCCGCCAAAGATAGGTTTATAGACGGCAGAAGTGTCTTGAACCTCAACCGAAAGGCTGTCATTGATTTCGTAGTCAATCGCAGCTTGATTGAACACAATAAGCGTAAGAGAACAATATCCGGCCTGCGCCTGCTCATAGATGTTTGTACGCCCTGAAGTAATGTTTAGACTGGCCAGCACTGAGTCTGTGACGTCAACGCCAGCAATCTTTACGCGCCAGACTGGCGACCACTGGGTCATGATCGAGCTAATGCAAAAGCGTTTGCCCCGCCTGTGCCTCTGTAGAATGAATCATTTAAGGTGTTGACAATTGTGCGCGCTGTGCCTTCTGCGTCGATTGCTCCATTGACTGTCAAGTTAATTCCAACCGGATTAAACGTGCCAGTTCTAGGAGTTACGTCATAACCGTTTGTAATACTTGACATAAATGCCGACCCACTTGAAGCACTAGCAGCACCTTTTGCAGCTGCCGCTACGCCGCCGCTACCGCTTGCTGATGATCCTGTACCGCTAGTAACTGTTGGCGCTTTTATTGTTGGCACTGATGTGTTAGCGCTAACGCTTGGAACGCTGACGGTAGGTATGTTTATTGTAGGAGCTGAAATTTGTGAAACGTTAGGCAGAAATGGCACTGAATTGTAAAGGCGAATCAGAGCGTTAATTCCTGAAACAGCGCCAGCAATAAGGCTATTGAGGCCGCCAATAACTGCGCCAATAACGTTGATAATACCGCCAGCAATTTCGCCAACAACCTTAAACGCACCACCTAATACGGTGACAAGTACAGGCACAACGTATTTTTGAATAAAGTCAATAAACAGCGTGAATTCTGCTTTGTTATTCTTGATTGCGTCTGTAATTGGCTTGAAGAAATCTGCAAATTTGCCCAAGGCTGGCACAACTTTGTTAACAATAAACTCAACTAGGCTTTGGATTATTGGAAGCAAACGCGCGCCAATTGATTCTTTTGCCTCGTCAAACGTGACCTTAAGTATCTCAAGTCGGCCAGCAAATGTCTTTGAGTTTTCCGCAGCTGCTCCGCCAAAGAGATCTGAAAGTTTGCCTTGGACTTCTGTGAATGACATTGCTTTTAATTCGGCAGATGATAGGCCAATGCCTAATTTACCAAGTGCAGCTGTGTTTCCGTCATAGGCTTTGCCTAGGCTGTTTGCAACGCTGTCAAGGCCTTTGCCTGTTGCTTGGCTAATGTCTAAAGCAAGAGAGAGAAGATCCTGTGCCTTTGTAACGTCGCCGGTTGAAAGAGCAAGCCGCGAAAGAGCTGGGCGCAGTTTGTCATCTGCTACGCCTGTGGCCAATGATGTTTTGAGGATTTGTTTTTCAACACTGGCAATCATGTCATTTGTTGCGCCGGTTGCATTCTTAAGAGATGTGGCAAGTCGTATCTGCGCGGCTTCGTCCTCGATTGCAGCTTTCACACCGTCAACCGCGAGCTTTACCGCGTAAGCACCAGCGGCAGCTGTAGCTGCGGCAAATGCTAGTCCAGCCTTCTTTCCAAATTCTCCAAGTTTGCTGCTCGATCCTTCTACGTCAGCGTTGGCGCTATTAAGTGATTTTTTAAGTTGGTCAACGTCAGCAAGTATTGAGAGCTTGAGCGTTCTACTTTGTGCGACCATTTAGAATTCCTTTAGGATCTTGTCAAAGGCATTTTCCCACTTGGCAATGATTTCCGGCTGAATGGCGCGCAATGTTGGATAAATAAACCAGCCGTTTGACCCACCTTTGGGCGCTGACCCTGACCAAATTGGAAACTGTTTGTATTTGTTAGATCCAAACTCATTGCCGCCCCAAAGGTCTTTTGTTGTGCCGCCGCCTGAGAATTTCTGACCTACAAAACCAAAAGACAATTCTCCAATCTTTGAGGACTTGGAAACTCTTGATCCGCGAGCAATTCTCTCAGCTGCGCGGCCTCGACTTGTAGCAGTGCCGATAATCTTCTCCTGAGCAAATTCTGCTAAAGCACCAGAAGCGGCTTTTGCTTGGACTGTAGCTTCTTCGTCCATAGCTTTGAAAGCGCCTAGAACGCGGCGTAAATCAGCCTTGTCATAGGCAATTTCAACGCTGTCCGTCATGTTGCTTCTCCAATATCTCAAGCGCTGTGTATATCTGCTCCGCCGTCTGCCATTCGCTCATTGGTATTCCAGTCGCCAAGGCTAGATCGACCAGAATGCGATTTACGCTTCCGGCGGCGTAGCTTTTGGGAGAACCTCACCGACTGTCACGTCAGCGACTGTTTCGCACCAAATCTCAAAGCCCTTTATTGGCTTGCCAGCTGCTTCTCGCTTCATTGCATTCCACGCAAGAAATAGAAGATCTGCAATGCCAATCTTGTCTTGTGCTTGCGAAATAGTTTGCCCTGTCTTGTTTTCCCACTTCGCCCACTCTGGCGGTTGTGCGGTATATGTACCGAATTCGCCTGATGTGTATTCGATTGTGATTGGC